CGGGGTAAACTGGGTTCAATTCCCAGCAGTCCTATTTGCTTCCTTAGCAATCTGGTGAATGCAGCAAACTCATAATTTGCCTAAGGTGAGTTCGATCCTCACAGGAAGCACTTGACAGAAACCCTGTCAAACCCTTATAATACTAAGGTCAACAAACAAAACAATGACACTGACTACTAAGTTCAAGAAAGATATCCAAACTCTTAAGGGTGCGGTAAATGGAGAGTTCTTCCTGGATGTGAAGAATCCGAAACTTCTCAAAAAGGTCCGTCGTTATTATGAAAACACTGGCGTTGTCTTTTCAGGTGATGCTCTTGATGATTATGATATTTTGATGGAACAAATCTCTGTCGATCTTGAAGCGGTAGAAGCATGAACGATCTAGATCCTAAGTCTGTTGACTCAACAAAAACTATTGTTATTCATGAACGATTGCCTTTTCGGTTTGTTCAAAAAGGATACATTCAATTGAATGGTAACCCTGATCTACGATTGCAAGAGCAAGACTACTACAGTCGTAAGTGGTCTGATGTTTATCTATTTGATAATGCAGATCAAATGCTTCTTGCAATTGAAGATGCAGAGTATCCTAAGTGGTTGACAGGTAAACCTTGTTATATCAAAGACTCGGTATGTCGTGTAAACTAGCCCTGGTGGAGTCATTAGACCCTTTAAAAAACTAAATAAATCAAGAGTTAATTTATTACTAACTATGTCAATTAAAGGAACCGCAGCAAAGTCTGCAAGTGGTGCAGCGATGTCAAAATATGATGTCGAAGTCGAATCAAGACTCCAAGCACTTGAATCAAAAGCACTTCCCCAGCAAGATAGTGGCGATAGTGTTGACCCTGCAAAACTTGAAGAATTGTGGCAGTGGTATCAGCAAGTAAAAAAACATGTATGATTTTCTTTGTTTTAATAAACAAAGTGGTGCGGGTGATTACGTTGCCGCTCAGTTTCTTGCTTCTGGTTAAAGAGCAAGTGGCGTGCATGACAAGACCCTAGAGGAGAGTTGCATAAACTCTCCTTTTTTAGTATAATACATATTATGGAAACAATTGCAATTTATGTCTGAATATAAGAAGACTGCACTAGTACTGGGTGCAGGTGGATTTATTGGATCTCATATGGTTAAACGACTTCGTTCCGAAGGATATTGGGTGCGTGGTGTTGATCTTAAGTACCCAGAATTTTCATCAACACAAGCAAATGAATTTGTGCAAGGTGACTTGCGTGATGTAGATTTTGTTCGTCGTGTTATCCAATTCAAAGGTTATCAAGGTAATTTTTATAATGAAATCCCTTATCGATTAGTTAAACCTTTTGATGAGATCTATCAGTTTGCTGCTGATATGGGTGGTGCAGGATTTGTATTCACTGGTGAGAATGATGCAGACATCATGCACAACTCTGTGTCTATCAACTTGAATGTCCTTGAAGAAGTTCGCAAACTGAACGAAACTTTTAATGGTGAAGTGAAAGAATGGACAGAAGCAAATCGTCCCCTTTGGTTGCAACCAACTAAGATTTTCTATTCTGGTTCAGCATGTATGTATCCAGAGTATGCTCAAGAAGAAGCAAACAATCCTGGACTGAGAGAAAATGATGCATACCCAGCCGCACCAGACTCCGAGTATGGATGGGAAAAACTCTTTAGTGAAAGACTTTACTTTGCTTACAACAGGAACTATGGTATTCCTGTTCGTATTGCTCGCTATCACAATATCTTCGGTCCTGAAGGAACCTGGGACGGTGGAAGAGAGAAGGCACCAGCTGCAATCTGCCGTAAAGTTGCTTTCCTCCCGGAGCAAGGTGGAGCAATCGAAGTGTGGGGAGATGGCTTACAAACTCGTTCCTTCTTGTTCGTTGACGAATGCGTTGAAGCAACTTTCCGATTGATGCAATCTGACTTTATGGGACCAGTCAATATTGGTTCTGAAGAGATGGTTACTATCAATCAGTTGGTAGATATTGCTTCTGAAGTTGCAGAGAAAGAAGTTACTAAGATTCATATTGACGGACCTCTTGGAGTTCGTGGTCGTAATTCTAACAACGATTTGATTCGTGAGAAGTTAGATTGGGATTATCAAATGACGCTGAAAGAAGGAATTCGTTACACATACTATTGGATTCAGGAACAAATTAATGACCAAGCATAAATTTAACTTAGTAGGAAACACTTTTAATTATGAAGATGCGCCCAGATGTTCTGTCTGGGGCAAAGAATCTAAACTTACTGAATGGGTAGATGAAGGTGGTGAAGGCACATTCTATATTGATGGTGCCATTGGATTGGGTCTTGATGATAATGTAACTGGACCAAAGTATGCATGGATACTTGAATCTGCTGCAATCCTTCCACAAATTACTGATTTTGTGAAAGGTGCTGGTAGGCAAAGAATGCTAGACTCATATGATACTATCTTCACTCATAATAAACAACTAATTGATATTGACCCAGAAAAATTTAAGTGGGTTCCTGCTCAAGGTACTTGGATTAAAGAACCTAAGATCTATGAGAAATCCAAAATGATTTCTATGATTGCATCCAATAAGAATATGTGTGCAGGACATAGATCTAGACTTGAGTGGATTGATAGATTTAAGGATAATGTAGATTTCTATGGTAGAGGATTTGATACAGAGATTGCTTTAAAAGAAGAAGGTCTTTGTGATTATATGTTCTCTATTGCAATTGAAAATGCATCCTATGAAACATACTTCACAGAGAAGCTATTAGATTGTTTTGCTACAGGAACCATTCCTGTTTATTATGGATCTCCAGATATTGGTGATCATTTTAATAAAGATGGTATAATTGATTTGAGTGAAGAGTTCTTTATCTCGGACGAACTTTATTATAGTAAGATGGATGCTATCAAGGAAAACCTTGAGAAGACTAAAAAAATGGAAATCTTAGAAGACTTTATTTGGGAGACTTATTTCGCATGACAAAAGAATTATTTGAAACTGCTGTAAAGGATGGCAATCCTGTATGTTATTATCTCTTCAGGGATTTGGGTATTGGTAAAGAATGTAAGTATTTTGTGGAAACTGGTACTCATCTGGGAGGAAGTGTTCAATATGCACTTGATTTTGGATACGAGCAGATCTTTAGTTGTGAGATGATGAGTGATCGTTATCAACATTGTATGGATAAATTTAGTGATAATGATAATGTAAATCTGTGGCTTGGAGATTCTGATAGTTGTTTCTCAGAAATGATGAAGTTGGTTGATAAGAAAACATGCTTCTGGTTAGATGCCCATGGAGAAGGTGGTGGAGTTCCTACATTTGAAGAACTAGATTTGATTGAAAAAAATAAAATTAAAAATCATACAATTGTGATTGATGATATTCCCGTATACTTTAAAGGTAAGGAAAAGGAACTTGAAGAAAAACTCCTTTCTATCAATCCAGAATATACTTTAAAGTATTATAAATCAATCAACCCAGTTGATGATTATGTATTAGCAGCATTTGTTGATTGATATGAAACCTTGTATTATCAAGCAACCCGCAGGGATTGGTGATGTATTCTTTCTTCAAAAAATTGCACATCTTTATAGAGAAAAAGATTGTAAAATTATTTGGGCTTTAAGAGATGATATCTATTGGATATCTGAATATATTTCTGACATTGAATGGTATAAGTTGAGTGAAGATTTTCCTGGAAAAAATTTATTTGATTACTCTGGGTTCTCTGATAATGATGAGTTTGTTTACATAGATACCTCTACTGCAGATGTAGTGTTCAATGCAGATCCGACTAAAATTATGTCTTCTAAGTTTGGACTTGTAGGATTAGATCATACTGATTGGGCAAACTACTTTAAATTTAATAGAAATAAAGAAAGAGAAGATAGTTTGTATTATGATGTTCTTAATTTAAAAGACGATAGTGAATATGTCTATGTAAATGATTGGACAAATACTGATGCCCGTAAAACAACATCGCTTTCATCTAGAGAATATGAGTATCCAGTAGTTGAGAATAGATTTATTGATGGATATACTTTGTTTGATTGGACAAAGGTATTTGAAAATGCAAAAGAAATTCACTCTGCTCCAACGGCACTATCGTTTATTGTAGATACTCTTGATTCTAATACAAAAGTGTATTATTATCCTCATGATGCTAGACAACACAAAGATGTTGAAGACCTCTTTTCAAAAGTAACTGAATATAGAAATGCTTGACAACTATTCAAAGACTCCGGAGGGAGTTGTATATCAAATTAATCCCAATCCAATAGATTATAACTTGGATTATATTGATTACTATGTTGATCTTAATAGGAAGTTTGGAGATGAGATGTCTTATCTTCGACTGGGATACATTATTGGGGCTCTTGGTAGGGTTCCTTCAAGTATATTGGACGTTGGATATGGTGATGGATCTTTCTTGAGAGTGTCTAGTAAGATAGTTCCCGAATGTTATGGTAATGATATATCAAAATATCCTGTACCTGAAGGTTGCAATCCCGTAGATAGTATCACAGAACAGAAGTTTGATGTGATTACTTTCTTTGATTCTTTAGAACATTTTAGGGATATTGAATTCATAAAAGATCTCAATTGTAATGCTATCTGTGTTTCTGTTCCATATTGTCACTATAATAATGACAAATGGTTTGATACCTGGAAGCACAGAAAACCTGATGAGCATCTATGGCATTTCAATAAGGAATCACTTTCCAATTTTATGAACAAGATGGGATTTGATTTACTAACCTCTACTAATATTGAGGATACAATTAGAAAGAATGCCCCAAATGAAGAGAACATTTTAACCTGTATTTTTGAAAAGAGACTATGAAAGCCGCAGTATTAGAACAGATTGATGCACCACTTGCAGTCAGAGATGTTGAACTGACTGAACTGAAAGTAGGTCAAGTTCTTGTAAAGGTTCTTGTTAGTGGTCTTTGTGGAGCACAACTTCATGAAATTCGTGGTCACAAAGGTAATGCAAAATTCCTTCCACATCTTATGGGTCATGAGGGATGTGGTATTGTAGACGAAGTTGGACCTGGTGTAACTACTGTAAAGGTTGGAGACAAGGTTGTAATGCATTGGAGACCTGGTACTGGTATTGAAGCACCCTTTCCTTCATACATTCTTGATGGAAAGAGTATGAGTAGTGGTAAGTGTACTACTCTTAGCGAGTATTCTATCGTCTCTGAGAACAGATTAACCACTGTTCCACAAGATACTCCAGAAGATCTATGTGCTATTCTTGGATGTGCTCTCACGACTGCTATGGGTATCATTGATAATGAAGTTGACCTTAAGTTTGGTGAAAGTGTTGCTGTTATTGGTTGTGGTGGTGTAGGACTAAATCTTATTCAGGCAGCTTCCCTCAAAAGTGCATGTTCAATTTATGCCGTAGAAAAAAATATCAATAAGAAAAATTTATGTTTTATTGCTGGAGCAACAACTTTTATTGATGATATTAATTCCATCGAAGAAAAAGTTGATGTAATCATTGATACTACAGGCATTCCTGGAGTTATTAGTGATGCCATTACACACTTGTCTGGAAAAGGACGTATGATTCTTGTAGGACAACCTGCACCAGGACGAGGTGTAGAGGTCATGAATGCTGTTAATTTGTTTAGTGGTATGGGTCAGACCATTAAGGCAACTCAGGGGGGTAAGACAAACCCTACAGAAGACATTCCTCGTTATGTTCGTATGCATCAAGAAGGTATTCTTAGTATTGAACAATTCGTGACTCATAAATTTAAATTAGATCAGGTAAACGAAGCATTTGACTTGCTTAGAAGCGGAAATGCTGGTAGAATTATTATCGAAATAGGAGCAGTATAATGCGGAAGGTATGGACAAAGGAAGAGTTGATTGCCTTTGAGGATAGAATAGGTGATCTTTACTTAGACAATCAGTTACCATTTCTTTTCCATCTTTCTGGTGGTAATGAAGATCAACTGATTGAAATTTTTAAGGATGTTAAAGAAGGAGACTATGTAATCTCCAATCATCGCAATCATTACCATGCTCTACTGCATGGAATTCCTCCTGAAGAACTGGAAGAAAAAATCAAAGACGGCCGTAGTATGTTTGTTTATGATAGGGAAAGAAATTTCTTCCTGTCTGCAATCATCGGAGGTACTCCTGCAATTGCTGCAGGGATTGCATGGGCACTTAAACGTAAGGGAAGCAGTCAAAGAGTATGGTGCTTTGTTGGAGATGGTACAGAAGATAATGGACACCTCTCTGAAGCAGTTAGATATGTTGATGGACATGAATTGCCTTGCACCTTTGTGATTGAGAGTAACGATCGCTCTTGTGAAGCATCTAATACTGATCGTTGGGGTAAGACTGCACATCCAGAATGGAACTCTCCTTCTGTGATTCGTTATCAATATGATTGTGCTTATCCTCATTGTCGCAAACCAGGCATGATTGATCTAGGTGAAGCACAGCAGTATAAGAAAACTGATAATGAATACTTCCCACCACTCAAAGAGTTTGAGTATCCTACTCATGAAGTGCCTGAAGGTCTTTCATATAAAGAAGCAATGTGCCAGTCTATGACTGAACTTGGCGACCAGGGTTATATTTTTATTGGATACAATGTTCGATATGGTAATGCTATTGGCACATTGAATAATGTATCTGATGATCAAAAACTTGAAACACCTGTAGCAGAGAACCTAATGGCAGGACTTGCTATGGGTATGTCATTTGAGGGATTCAAACCTGTTATTTACTTTGAGCGTCATGACTTTATGCTTGTTGCAGCTGACGCGATTATTAATCACATAGATAAAATTGAACGCATTTCCCGTGGAGAGTTTAAGGTTCCTGTAATTATTCGTGCAGTTACTGCAGATGCAGGACCTTTCTATTCTGGCATTACACACTCACAGGATTTTACCAATGTCTTTAAGGAGGCAGTGAGTTTCCCTGTAATTGATCCTGTTACTGGATCTGATGTTGTAAATGCATTCAGGGGAGCACAAGAAAGTGGTAGACCTGCTATGATTATTGAGAGAAAGTCGAGGTATTGATTAATGAAAACATATATTTGTGTTGGAATTGGTGATATGATATTCCTTGACTCTATCCTTACAAAGGAAGAGAAGGAAACTATAACTGAAATCTATTGGGGATGTAGATTTGGAGAGGCATTGAAACCTCTTTTAGATGGCAACCCAGACTATCCCAATTTAACTAATCAACATACGATTGATGAAGAGGCAGGACGATCTGCTATGGAAAGAATCTCCCCAGGACAGGGAGATTTTTGGCATTTTAGACCAGACTTTCCTGCAAATTATAGAGTGGGACTTGAATTGTTTGGTCTTAAAGAAGATGAAGTTCAAGCTGTAGATGCTGTAGGATGTTTTGAAGATTCAACTCGTCCATATGTTCGGTCATCCTTTATTTCTAATGCAAACAAACTTGATATAGATCCCTATATCTTTTTTCATTACCCTACATCTACAAGACCTAGAACAGATATTGCAAAAATTGATGCCGATGATTGGGCGTTCATTAGTGAATTGTCTAGAAAAGAAAACTTGAAGGTAATTATCGTATCTGATTGTGAAGTCAATGTTCCTTTACTGAATTATGAATTATTAATTAAACCTGACATCAAACATATTGTGGAACTGGCAGCATCTTGTTCTTACTATGTTGGTTGTGATTCATTTGGTGCTCATCTATCATCTAAAGTTCTACCTAAAGAGAAACTATTCATCAAATTATCTCCAAACTTTACTGGATGGAATACCTGGTTGTCTAGAGCATTCCTTCCACATCCACTTGAAGATGTTAAAACATTCTACAAACCATATATTGGTAGACCATGAGTATTTTAGTTGTTGGTGAGACTTGTAGGGATGTATTTGTTTATTGTGATTCAAATAGACTTTGCCCTGAAGCACCTGTTCCAGTATTAAACATTGCGGATCAGAGAGAGAATCCAGGAATGGCAGGTAATGTTCGTAGAAATATTGAGAGTTTATCTGGTAAGGTAGTAGATATTTCTACTAATAAAAACTGGTATGAGATAGCAAAGACCAGATATGTTCATAAAGAAAGTAATCATATGTTCTTTCGTGTGGATACAACCCAATTGATTCCTAGAATTGATTTGAATACTATTGACTTTGATCATGATCTAATTGTAATCTCTGATTATAATAAAGGATTCTTATCAGAGGATGACATAAAGTATATTTGTTCTAATCATAAAAATGTCTTTATCGACACGAAGAAAATCTTGGGTGATTGGGCAAATGATGCAAGGTTTATCAAGATAAATGATTATGAATATAAAAACTCTGAGAAATTTATAACAGAAAGTCTCTCAGAAAAAATTATTCATACGATGGGTGGCCGTGGATGTGAGTTTGGAAATAAAAGATATCAAACTAAAAAGGTTGAAGTAAAAGACTTGTCTGGTGCAGGAGACACATTCATGGCTGGACTGGTTGTAAAATTTATGGAAACAGATGATATTGATTTGAGTATTAAATATGCTAATGAATGTGCATCAAAAGTAGTAACACAAAAGGGAGTTGCAGTATTATGATTATTCTTACTGGTTCGCAAGGTTTCATTGGTAAAAAATTTCTCAAGGCACTTCAAGATTCCGGTAAAGAAGTAGTAGAGGTGGAGAAGGATAATAGTTGGCACTGGAGAACTTACTTTAGTGATTGGAAGAAAGTTGAATGCATAATCCATCAAGGAGCAATGTCTTCTACTACAAACACAAACTTGAAACAAATATTTACTTTTAATGTAGAATATAGTGAGTGGTTGTTTTCCCAAGCAGCAAAGCATAACATTCCCGTCAAGTATGCATCTTCTGCATCTGTCTATGGTAACCAGCAAGGTATTATAAATCCTCTGAACTATTATGCACTATCTAAAGTAACCACTGACTATTGGGTGCAAGATCATATGGATGAGTTTCCTCTTATTCAGGGATTTCGATACTTCAATGTATATGGTGATGGTGAAGATGATAAGGGAGATCAAGCAAGTCCAGTTAGTAAGTTTGCAAAGCAAGTACAAGAGAATGGTAAACTTAAATTGTTTGAGGGATCTGATAAGTTCCTGAGAGATTTTATTTGCGTTGATGATATTATTGAATTGGTTCTCAATAATGAGAAAGGATCTGGTATCTATGATCTGGGGACTAGTAAACCAGTAAGTTTTGAACATGTTGCAGAATGCGTGGCAAGGAAGTATAATGGTGAGGTGGAGTATATTCCATTTCCAGATCACCTAAAAGGCAAGTATCAAGATTATACTTGTGCAAAAGAACATTGGGGTGATTATAAATTCATTACTGTTGAGGACTATTTAAAATGAAAACAATCTGGACTAATGGATGCTTTGACATTCTTCATCCAGGACATATCGAACTATTCAAGGCATGTAAATCTCTTGGTGATCGATTGATCGTTGGTATAGATACTGATGAGAAAGTTCAGTCAGACAAAGGTCCTGAAAGGCCAATCAATGATATTTGTCATAGGTATTCTATTCTGAGTGCAATTAAATATATTGATACTGTTCATGTATTTGGTAGTACTAGAGAACTGGAAGAACTAGTTCAATTCTATAATCCAGATATTCTAGTTGTGGGTAGTGATTGGCGTAATGGAACTGTTGTTGGTAACCGATATGCAAAAGAGGTAAGGTATTTTAGTCGTGTTGGTGGATACTCGTCTACTAATGTAATAGACAAAATCAAAATGTTATGAGATATGTAATTGATATTGATGGGACTATTTGTACTCCTGGTCCTACAGATGAGATGAGATATGAACAGGCAATGCCAATACAATTTAGAATTGATGAAATAAATAAATTATACGATGAAGGACATAACATCGTTTATCTCACTGCCAGAGGAATGGGTAGGTATAATAATAATGCAGACCTGGCAAAGAAAGAATTTTATGAATTTACTGAAATACAATTGAGTTTGTGGGGATGTAAGTATCATCAATTGTTTCTTGGAAAACCTTCTGGGGATTTATATATTGACGACAAAGGTATTAATGCAAATGAATTTTTCCAATTCAATTAAGCATGTTCCCAAAGGATGGGGATATGAAAAGTGGATTTGCAATACCGGAGATTATTGTGGCAAACTTTTATTCTTTAAAAAAGGTTTTAGATGCTCTTGGCATTATCATAAAATAAAGGATGAAACATTTTATCTTCAGAGTGGATTGCTATCTTTGTACCATGGATGGGATGATGATTTAGCAACTGCTGATCTACTTGTCTTGGAACCTGGAGATAAATTTCATATCCCAGTGGGGTTAAAACATCAAATGGTTGCACTAGAAGATTCAGAGCTATTTGAATTCTCTACTGAACATTTTGATGAAGATAGTTATAGAATAATTAAAGGGGATTGAAATGATTGGAATGAATCAATTGGGTCAAAAAGGTAGACTTGGGAATCAATTGTTCCAGTATGCTGCTCTTGTTGGCATTGCTAAAAATAAAGGATTTGATTTCTGTATACCCGATCATTCGCAGGCACCTTTCTTTGACAAACAGATTGATGGTAATACTATAACCGTATATCATCAACTTCAACATTTGTTTGAGATGAATTATCTAAATGGTAGGTTTGGAGAAGTTGAGGGTAATCAAATTGATCTGCAACAAGCAGAATTTTGTCAAGAACTATTTGATGAATGTCCTGATAACTCAAGTCTTCTGGGTCATTTTGAATCTTATCATTACTTTGAGAATGCAGAGGAAGAAGTTAGACAAGACTTTGTTGTTCGTGAACATCTATTAGAAGCAGCATCAAAATTTCATAAAGATAAAGGAACTGAAAATCCTGTTTGTGTAAGTATTCGTCGTGGTGATTATGTAAAATTTCAAGACTGCCATCCTCCTTGTGTAGAATCATACTACAGAGAATGTATAGAAAAATTAGGTATTGATCGACAGTATGTTATCACCTCTGACGATGTTGAATGGTGTAAAACTATTTTTACTGAAGATAATTTTGTATTTAATGATGTAATTCCTGAAGGAATATATAAACCACATTTTGATTTTGCTGTTGGAACATTATGTGATGACTTTATTATTGCAAATAGTACATTCTCTTGGTGGATTGCTTGGCTTGGATCTAAAAAAGATAAGCAAATCTTTATTCCAAGACCTTGGTTTGGTCCAACACTTGCACATATTGACACCGAGGGTTATTATTATCCAGGCATGACTGCTGTGGATAGGGAGATTATTAGAGTATGATGGACTTAACATTTCTCATTCCTACGAGGATTGAGAGTGAAGATAGATTGAGAAACATTATTGCATCAGTATCATATTTACTGAGACATGTTCCTGCAAAGATTATTGTCAAAGAGGTTTCTGGTAGGAACACATTTAAATTTCGTGCTCTTCCAGAAATTAAAAAGATTGCTGATACTGAAAATCTTACTTGTTTATATGAAGAGAGTAATGATCCTTTATTCTGTAAGAGCAAAGTTCTTAATGATTTGATTGTTGAATCTAATACAAAAGTAGTTGCAAACTATGATGCAGATTGTATTCTTCCAATAACTTCTTACAGCGAAGCATACAATTTGATCTCTCAGGGCCATGCAGATGTGGTGTATCCATATCAGTGCGGAATCTATCAGTGGTGTGCTGATTTTAATATGGAAATTTTTAATGAGTTTCTAAAGTCATGGAGTGGCACAGCAGTATTGGATAAGAGTAAGAGACTTTCTAACTCCACAATTGGATGGTGTCAATTTATTGATCGTCAAAAGTATGTTGATTCTTATATGATGAACGAGAACTTTGTGTCATGGGGATGTGAGGATGATGAATTCTATTTTCGTATGAGCACACTTGGTAATCGTATTGCAAGAGTTAATAATTATGTCTATCATTTAGAGCATAGTAGGACTCATAACTCTTGGTTTAGTAATCCAAACTTTAATGACAATTGGAATCTGTGGAATACAATTAAAACATTTGACAGAAATCAATTGGTAGATTATTATAACAACCAGGACTATCTTAAAACACGCAGAACACAATTGAAATGATAGGCTTTAATGCACTAGGGCGAATGGGAAGATTCGCCAATCAAATGTTTCAGTATGCCTCACTAAAAGGTATTGCTAGAAACATAGGAGTAGATATTATTATTCCCCATTACACTGAAGCAGTGAATGATGGGATTGGTAATATGTTGAGGACAGAACTATTCGATTCTTTTGATCTGAAGGTTAATGTTGGTCTATTAAATAATGGACATGCACCAGTTGTACAAGAGAGACATTTTCATTTTGATGAGGAATTGTTTCGTATGTGTCCTGACCATGTAGACATTCGTGGTTATTTTCAAACAGAAAAATACTTCAAGCATATTGAAAATGAAATACGTGAGGACTTTACTTTTAATGATGGGATATTAAATCCATGTAAGGAAATGATTTCCTCCATAGAAAATCCTATTGCACTTCATGTTCGCCGTACTGATTACATTACCAACTCTGCAAATCATCCACCATGTAATACTGAATATTATAGGGCAGCACTAGAGCATTTTGATAGTGATCGTAATGTAATTGTGTTCTCTGATGATCCTGCATGGTGCAAAGATCAAGACTTATTCTCTGATGATCGTTTTATGGTTTCTGAGAACACTGACAATAGAGTTGATCTGTGTCTTATGTCCCTCTGTGATGATTTTATCATCGCAAACTCTTCTTACTCCTGGTGGGGTGCCTGGCTTGCTAACAAGGGTAATGTAATTGCTCCTATTCGTTGGTTTGGAACTACTGGAGATACAAAAGACCACAACACTAAAGACTTAATTCCTGATAGATGGACAAGAATTGGTAATGGACAAGAATAAATCTGCATTTAAACTCAAAGGATTTCCAAAAGTATACTGGTTAAATCTGGATGCTGATGTCGAAAGGCGTCAGTACATGGAGGATCAGTTTAAGTATTGGGAAATTGAAAACCACGTTCGTATCTCTGGATACGATGCAAGGGATGATGATGTCTCTGATAATTTGAAGGGTAGAATACCTGACAATGTTTCTCAGAGCGAACTTGGTTGCTGTATGAGTCACATCAAAGCAATCAAAGAGTTTTATGAGAATAGTGATGATGATTATTGTATGATTGTTGAGGATGATGTTGACTTCTCAACAGTTAAATGTTGGAATTTCACCTGGCAAGAGTTTATTGGACTGGCACCATATGATTGGGATTGTCTTCAATTGACTACAATTTGTACAGGTGATATTCATGTCAAACTCCATTTAAAGTTTATCAATGATTTCTCTGCGGCTGTGTATTTAATTACTCGCCACCATGCTGCAAAGGTATTGAGGAATCATGTTCGTGGTGATAAGTATAAACTTGATAATGGAGTTAAACCTAGAGCAGTATCTGAAGATACTATTCTAGAGTCTGGCAAAACGTATACTATACCTATTTTCTTGTACAATCTTGATTTTGGATCTACCATTCATCAGGAGCATATTGGTGTGTTTCATAAAGGTCCACATACTGCTCTTTCCAACTACTGGCAAAACTCTGGAGCAGGGGTTGACATCCGTGAGTGGATGAACTATGATGCTTACATGGGTCGGGTTACTGAAAACTCTTCTGCTAAAGCAACACAAGAGACGGATAACCCACCCACTTGACATACTACCAAATTTCGAGTAGTATAAATACTTAACCTTTTGTCAGACAGTAATTTCTGTAACATTAGGTAACAAACACGAGACTTGTCGAGTCTCTATTCATCTGCGGGTAATCATTCCGCAAGTAACTAAAGGTAATTTAAATGTTCAAATCTGTATTCGCAGCTGCTGCTGCTCTGTCCGTATCCGCAGGCGCTGCCCTTGCAGGTCCATATGTTAACGTCGAAGCCAACTCTGGTTTCACGGGATCCGATTATAGCGGTACAAATACCGACCTGCACGTAGGTTATGAAGATGCTCTTGGCGAGAACGCATCATACTACGTTCAAGCAGGTGCTACTGTACTCTCTCCTGATAGCGGTGAAGGCGATACCGTTCCTTCTGGTAAGGCAGGTCTGGGTCTTGCATTGACCGATGCCCTGGGTGCATATGGCGAAGTCTCCTTCGTTGGTAGTGGTGACAGCAATATCGATCGTGGTTATGGAACCAAGCTGGGTCTGAAGTACAACTTCTGATATTCAATATAGACAAGTAAACATCTAGATGTTATACTGGGGGTGCGACGGCATCCCCTTTTTTTATGAAAGATTATTTTATACGGATCGTCAATCATCCTGCTACACACTTTAATGTGATATCTATTGGGGTATTGGTTATGATTGGGATGCTTCATAACCATGCTCACTTTACAATGGATAGGGATGCAGATGCTTATGTGAGGCAGTGGTGTAGGTCATCAGCAGAAAACAAAAAAACCTGCATCCGCTATGGCGGCAATATGGACTATTGACAAAACTTCATGTTTCATATATACTATGTAAAGAAACATTACGGAGTGTATCATGACTGTAACAACTGAAGACGGCGGCCGTACAAACATGTATGCCACTGAGCCTAGAATGTATATCTCAGAGACAGACGCAGAGCGTTATGGTCTTGAAACATATGCAGAAAAAGCAGAGAAATTAAATGGACGCACTGCTATGCTTGGATTTGTTGCAGCAGTTGTTTCGTATGCTACATCTGGTAGTGTATTCTTCTTTGGTGTATTTGGATTCTAATGACTGAAATTATTTTTACCGCAACGGCAGTTGCTTTTTTCTGCCTACTCGGTTATAGTGTAGAACAACTTTCGGAAACCTATTGATGGAAACCTCTATTGCTGAACTCCTTACTTATTATGTAATTGGTGGTGCTCTTATCATTGGACCACCTGCAATATTCCTAATCATCGCTATGATGGCAGCACTCCAAAATACGAAAGGACGTATGGTTGGATACAAAGACCACAAAACTTATGGTGATAGTTCCATTTATGATCCTTCACCAAAGTTACCAGTAGATCAAAGTAAATTTTATCTCACATTAGGAGAATAGATAGGGGAATAGTCACAAGTAATATGCCTAATCCCAATCAACTCTATGATGACATGGAGAAACTGAATGCCTTATACGAAGAACTCTGTTGGGATCATGATGATGAATTAGTATTTCAAATCGAATACCTGACAGGCAAAGGCAGAATTATTATCAAAAACAAAACACAGGAGCAAAACAAATGAACGAAAACGCAGAACGCATCAATGGCTGGGCAGCAATGATCGGAGTCATTGCCGCAATGGGTAGTTATGCAGTCACAGGACAAATTATTCCAGGGGTATGGTAAATGCTAGTATTCGCATCAGGTTTGGTACTTCTTTTTATCATTAATGCAGTATTATCTGATATTGATATTGACGATGACAATGACGGACCAGGTGGTGGATTAATGCAACCAGTTTACGCATCGTCAAACTCTTGACAAGCAAAACCAAATAAACTATAATGAAGGGGCAATACGCCCCTTTTTTAATGTATCGTCGTTTAGCTGCCCTATTTGTGCTAGGGATCCTTGGTGCATCCTGTGCCTCTAAATCCGCACCAACTAAAGAAGATGTTGTTAATATCCCTGCAGTTCCACACGAACCTTCTTGGCAGTGTCTTGAATGTTCACCAGAAGAAAAATATGTTCTTAAACAACTCCAAGAGCAAACAAAAATTTATGATAAGAATGCCCTTGCTACGTTGATGGGTAATATTAAACAAGAAAGCAAGTTCATCTCTAACATCTGTGAGGGTGGTGCTAGGGTCTCTTATGAGAACTGTCTGTCAGGTGGGTATGGTTTAATCCAATGGACCTCTGCTCATCGCTATAGGGGTCTTGGAAACTTCTGTGCTAAGTTTGAATGTGATCCTAGTAGCATAGAAGGTCAGACTCGTTGGATGATCAACGAACCTATCTTCCAACGTGTACTTCCACAATTTGAAGGAGGTGGACAAAATGTATCTTATTATATGAAACCTGCATACTACTGGTTAGGATGGGGTATCAAAGGTAATCGTGAAGTTTATGCATATGATTATACAAAAAAAATGGTGCTAGTATGATTGGTGACTGGAGATATAGTAAAGAGAAACTCAAACTTAGAGAACAAGCTCTTCTCATTTTATTAAGTAGATATGGTGTTGAACTTGACAACACAAGAAAATCAAAGTATTCTAATCAATCTATATACGAGTGTGCCCATGACTGGGTATCTCAAGGCAATGTAAATTGCAATGGCATTACCAAATACTACGAGGCATACTATGCAAAAAGTAATTAATGTTTTAGCAGTTCTTTCTTTCGTTGGAACTGCAGGTATCGTCGGTGGCGGTACTGCACTATATCTCAATAAGGATTCTATTGTTGAGAACATCAAATCTCAAGTTGCATCTGCAGCAGCAGAAGCAATCTCTGGAGCACTTCCTGGAATGATGGATTCCGCAATGCCAGAACTCCCTAGTGCGACTGGTGGTGTTATTGGATCCCCATCTGGCAGTGGTCTTCCTATGCCCACAACTACTGGCCCTGCTCTTTCTTACTGATTATGAAAAAAATTATTATGACTTTGATGGCAGCATGTTTTGCTGTCCCTGCTGCGATTGCAGATCCTCTTAAAGATAAAGATTACTTCACTATGCATTCTTTGGGATGTATGCTCCTTCAAGAGTGTACTGATGATGTAGATGAAGTGTTCTCTCTTCTAGATGTTTCTTCCCAGTATCCTAATACTGAAGCATTTACTCCAGTGGCAAATGAATTTAACAACATGCTTGTGTCATTAAACCAAGTGGGTGTTAAAGTATTTCTTGCGGACGAGAAGTATTTTCCCGTAGGGCATCGTGGTGTCTATCATACAGTAAGTAATAACTTCTTCTTGAACAAGGCATTCATGGGTCGTCCTGGCACACTGATGTCTGTAATGCGTCATGAAGGATGGCACGCTGCACAAGATTGTATGGCAGGTACGATTGATAATAGTTTGATTGCTATTATTATGCCTGAGGATCAAGTTCCTCCCATGTATCAAAACATTGTGAAGAGAACATATATGCTTCAACCAGGTGCAATTCCCTGGGAGAAAGAGGCATATTGGGCAGGACATACTGAGGGTATGACTATGGCAGCACTAGATGCATGTGCTGCTGGTGAGATGTGGAATGTATATCCTCCTACTCCATTGACCAGAGAGTATCTTGTTAAAGAAGGTTATATTTCTAAATAGAGATATGTTGCTTTCTATGGAATGCCCGAAGAAGTAAAAAAAGAAGAACCCAAAAAGAAAGGTCTTCTAGGAAAAATCAAGGAGGCAGCAGATGATAAAGAGGAACAGCTCGCTATTCTGTCTACTTTTGTTAGGCTCGGCATCCTTGTTTGGTCTGGCGGAATACTCACGCTGGCATACATCAAACTTCCACCAGCACTTGGAATTCCTGAACAAAAACTAGATCCCACTTTT